ATTCTAAAAATATCTTTAACGATCTTTATCTACCACACAGCGATGTTTACTATGTCCAAAAAGCTATTGAACAACGCTCTAAGAGTTCTATACCCCTACACGAAATAGAAACTCGTATGCGCCAGCTAGGCTGGGTACCAAAGGAAATCTAAAATGGGGTTTGTATCAAGTGCAGTTAAAGCTACTAAAGCTGCTACTAAAGCTGCTGCTAACACTGCTGACCAAGCAGTTCAAGACAGACTATCCCGCCTGTTAAAAAGTACACTGGATGATGGTAAGAAATTAACGGCTGCTCAAAAAGATTTTTTATCTAATCTAAACCCTAGTGATACTAAATCTAAACTAATGATTGCTCAAATTAAACGAGCAGACAAAAAAATTACTAAAGAATTAACTACAGGTCGTAAGAGTAAACGTGCTCCTTTAGTTAGTGACAAAAGAGCAGGAAGTCGGACTTCAGAAGCATTTCCACTTGAAGACAGTGCAGCAAGTGCTAGTGACCGTACTGGAGCAGCAAAAGTTCTCGCTAATCAAGATTCTGCTGATATCACAGTTTTAGAAGCGGGGCAGAACCAACGCTCCAGGGATAGAGCAAAAGAATTTGTTCGTATCGAACGAATCCCTAAAAATGAAAGAACTGATAACGAACAAACTTTTTATTTAAACTATAAGAAAAAAGAAGAGCGGGATAAAGTTCGAGCACAGCAAGCTGCTGGGCAAACATCTAAAGAAAATCGTAAAAGAAACGCAAAAGAGTTGCCAACAGAAATTGGGAAGATTGTTGATTTAAAAACTGGCGAGATTAAAAATGAAGCAGCTTATGACAACTTAACTGCTAGTCAAAAAGAATTGGTTAAAGGACAATCACGTGTTCCACTAAACCTACGAGAGGAACCTAGCGGTACTAAGTTACAAAAAAATAGAAGAAAACAAATTCGTAGAGAACTAGGCAGTAAACCTAAAATGATGGGTGGTGGTATGGTTGGTAAAAAAGTCCACATGTACGCTGCTGGTGGTTCTGTTACTGACAACAGAAAGAAAAAGTAATGGATGACAAAAAACACCCAGAGTGGGAAAAACTATCCCAAACGGAACGTGAACAGTTAAAAGATTTAGGTATTACTAACAAAAAAGATTATACTTTATTTTTACGTACTCTTGGTACTATGAATATGGAAGATCAGGAAAATAAAAGTATGGGTGTAGTACCTAAACCTAAACCAAAACTTCCAAGCATTAAATCTCCTCCTAAAGAAGTTAGTGCCAGTAAAGGCAAGGCAATTACTAAAAAGAAAAAAGCTAAACCTAATGCTGTTGCTGTAACATTAGTTATCCCTACCGGTAAAGCTAAGATGGCGAACGGTGGCATGGCTAATAATAAGTCCCATATGTACTCCTGTGGTGGTATGGTTCATGACAAAAGAAAAAAGAAGTAGATGCCTTTAACAACTAAAGGTGCTAAAATAAAAGCTGCCATGCAAAAACAGTACGGCAAGAAAAGAGGTGAAGATGTCTTCTATGCTTCAGCCAACAAAGGAACAATTAAAAACGTGGCGAAAGGCAAAAAGCTTGCGACGGGCGGGGCAGTTGGAAAAAATAGCAAATCGGCGAGCAGTAAAACGAAGAGCAAAAGTAGAGTTAATGAAGCTGGCAACTATACTAAGCCGGGACTCAGAGAACGACTATTTAAAAAATTAAAAGAAAGTAGTAAAGGGGGAAACCCTGGACAGTGGTCAGCACGTAAAGCACAACTACTGGCATCTGAATACAAAAAAGCAGGTGGAGGATACAAGTCGTGAGCCAATGTGAAGATTGCAAATGTGAAAATTGCGAATGCCAAGAATGTGAATGTGAGTGTCATAATGAAAAAACCGACGAAGACTAAGAATACTTTTAAGCCGTGTGCAGGGTGTAAGACACCTACTGCGTGTCGTAAAGCTAATGCTTGTTTGTTAGGTAAAAAAGGTATTAAACATAAACATTAATCATGGCGTTAAAAAAACCACAGCAAAGTTTAAAGGCATGGACTAAACAGAAGTGGCAAACTTCAGGTGGTCCTGATGTACCCTCTAAAGGTAAGAAAAGATACTTACCCGCTGCCGCATGGAAAGCACTTAGCCCTGCCGAACGTGCAGCTACTAATAAAGCTAAAGCACAGGGTAAAGGACAGTTTGTAGCTCAACCTAAAAAAATTGCAGCCAAGACAGCCCGATATAGAAAAGTATAATGATAAGCACTTTATTTGGACCTATAGTATCTCTAGCAAGTACTTTTTTAGAAGGCTATGTAGAAAAAAGTAAAGCTAAAGTAGAAGCTGAAGTAGCTCAGAAAAAAGCTGAAGCTATTGTATACGAAAAGAAAGCTACAGGTGAAATAGCCTGGGACTTAGAAATGGCTAAGGCTTCAGGTGATAGCTGGAAAGACGAATGGCTTACCATTTTGTTTAGTATTCCCCTTATACTTGCTTTTATTCCTGGCTGTGAAGAAGTTGTATCAAGTGGTTTTCAACAATTGGAAATGATGCCAGAATGGTATAGATATAGCTTAGGCGTAATTGTAGCAGCCTCGTTTGGTGTACGTGGCGCACAAAAGTTTTTTAAGAAATAAAGGAGTATCCTGTGTTGCAAGATATTAAAGATGCATGGAAAGAATACACAAATAAAGGAAAAGTATTTAAATACGGTACAGCAGGTTTAGCTGTTTTTATTACGCTTTCGTTTATTATTTGTGTGGCAACTAAGTAATGGCTATTACCTATAGAGGCGAATCTTTTGCGGGTTATAACAAACCTAAACGTACTCCTGGTCACAAAACTAAAAGCCATGCTGTACTAGCTAAAGATAAAGACACTATTAAATTAGTACGATTTGGTCAGCAAGGCGTACAAGGTGCGGGAAAAAACCCGACATCAGCTAAAGACAAAGCTCGTAAACGTAGTTACTACGCACGGCATAACGCACAGGATTCTAATCCTGATAAACTATCAGCACGTTATTGGTCACATAAAGTAAAGTGGTAAAAGATATGCGCGATAAATTAATAGAGTTACTAACAAAACATGAAGGATGTATTCTTCATGTATACAAAGATAGTTTAGGTATTGATACTATTGGAGTTGGCAGGAACATAAAAGATCGTGGGATATCTATTGACGAACTTCAATTTTTAGGTTATACTTATCTTTCCCAAGTCTACGAAGAAGGAATTTCTGAGAGTGGAGCTAGGTATTTATTGGGGAACGATATCGATATCGTTGAAAGAGAATTATATTCTGCTCATTCTTGCGTTTCCAATTTAAGTGAAACACGGCAAATTGTTTTATTAAATATGGCATTTAATTTAGGTGTCCCTAGATTGTGTAAATTTTATCGTATGTGGGCAGGAATTCATGAAAAAGATTTTGATGCTGCCGCAGATGAAATGTTAAATAGTGTGTGGGCATCGCAAGTTAAAAGTAGAGCGTATGAACTTGCAAACATGATGAGAGAAGGGTAATGGCAAGAGTACTAACCGAAAACCAAGAAAAATTTTTAAGTGTTCTTTTTGAAGAGGCAAACGGAGATCCTTTTGTCGCTAAAAAATTAGCGGGTTATTCAGATACTACATCTACTTCCGTTATCACTAATGCTTTAAAAGAAGAAATTTTAGAAGCAACGCATACGTATATGGCACGGCTTGCCCCTAAAGCAGCAGTTGCATTTGGTTCTGCCCTTGTTGATCCGACTGAACTAGGAATTCGTGATAAATTATCTGCTGCTCGTGAGGTACTAGATCGTATTGGTATTGTTAAAACTGAAAAAATGCAAGTACAAGCATCCGGGGGTGTTATTTTACTGCCTCCTAAAGACCCTGTTGTAGAAGATGACGACTAATAAAAGTTTAGGTAAATGGAAATTACCACAACCAACTGATGTGAAAGAAGAAGATGAGTGGGTTCCTGTACCACGTATTGCTAGAACAATTCCATTTGGGTATACCATTGAAGAAAATGAACCGGACATTTTACTACCGGTTAAAATTGAGTTGGATCTGCTTGAAAAAGCTAAAGTCTATCTTAAACAGTACTCGCTCCGAGAAGTTGCCGCATGGCTTTCCAAAAATTCGGGGCGTTACATATCACATTTAGGACTACAAAAACGCATTAAACATGAAAAACAACGTAAAAACACAGCTAGAAGCCTTCGCAAGTGGGCAACTTATGCCGAAACGGCGCTCGCCACGGCGGAAAAGCTTGAAACCCAAAGAGTCGGAGCCAAACAAACAAGTACAAACACAGAAGTATGAAGCAACTGTAGAAGAATTAAAGCATCAACACAATGTAATTTTTTCACCCAATCCTGGACCCCAAGAACAATTTCTTGCTGCGTCTGAACGCGAAGTTTTATATGGCGGAAGTGCTGGTGGTGGTAAAAGTTATGCGATGCTAGCTGATCCATTAAACTTTATGCAGCATCCTTCCTTTAGTGGTTTGTTGTTGCGACATACGACTGAAGAACTTAGAGAGTTAATTTTTAAATCTCAAGAGTTGTACCCAAAAGTAATACCGGGTATTAAGTGGTCTGAAAGAAAAATGCAGTGGACCGCTCCTTCTGGCGCAAGACTATGGATGTCTTATTTGGATAGAGACGAAGATGTCTTGCGTTATCAGGGTCTAGCGTTTAGCTGGATAGGTTTTGATGAACTTACGCAGTGGGCGACTCCATACGCCTGGAATTACATGCGAAGTCGTCTTCGATCCACTGCCCTTGATTTGCCTGTGTACATGCGGGCAACAACTAACCCCGGTGGCCCCGGCCATTCTTGGGTTAAAAAAATGTTTATCGATCCTTCTCCTTATAATGTTGCATTTAAAGCAACAGATATTGAAACGGGAGAGGTACTTAAATATCCGGCTGGACACGCTAAAGAAGGAAAAGCACTATTTAAACGACGGTTTATACCCGCTAGATTAAAAGATAATCCTTATCTATCTGAAACCGGTGACTACGAAGCGATGCTTCTGTCTTTGCCGGAACAGCAAAGAAAACAGCTATTAGATGGCGATTGGGATATTAAAGAAGGCGCGGCTTTTACAGAGTTTAATAGATTTATACATGTAATTGAGCCCTTTACTATTCCAAATAACTGGGTTAAATTTAGAGCTTGCGACTACGGGTATGGATCATATAGTGGTGTTTTATGGTTTGCTGTAAGTCCAGATGAACAATTAATTGTTTACCGCGAACTTTATGTTTCTAAAGTATTAGCTACCGATCTAGCAGATAAAATTTTAGACTTAGAGAAGGAAGATGGAAACATTAAGTACGGGGTACTAGACAGTTCTCTGTGGCATAAACGTGGTGATACAGGCCCGTCGCTTGCAGAACAAATGATATCACGCGGATGTCGTTGGCGTCAGTCTGATAGGAGTAAAGGAAGTCGTGTTGCCGGTAAAAACGAGATTCATCGTCGTTTACAAGTAGATGAATTTACTGAGCAGCCTCGGCTTGTATTTTTTAATACTTGTTTAGATTTAATATCGCAGTTACCTGCATTACCACTAGACAAAAAGAATCCAGAAGACATTAATACTAATGCTGAAGATCACTTGTATGATGCTTTAAGATATGGTATAATGTCAAGACCACGCTTTAGTATTTTTGATTACGATCCTAACGCTCACAGGCACACACGTGGGATTGCTATTGCTGATAAAGTTTTTGGTTACTAAGGAATAATAAATGGCTAATGATACAGATCTTGATCCAGATTCAATTTATCTAGACGACGAAAAAGAAATTGTAAACGAAGATTATTCGTCAAGACAAATTATTGCGTTTGTTAACGATAAATTTACTAAATCAGAAGATTACAGACACAATGATGAACAAAGATGGCTTCAGGCGTACAGAAACTACAGGGGTAGCTATGGACCTGAAGTTCAGTTTACTGAGGCAGAAAAATCACGAGTATTTATTAAAGTAACTAAAACAAAAACATTAGCTGCTTATGGTCAGGTTGTTGAAGTTTTGTTGGCTGCTAACCGCTTTCCTATTAGTATTGATCCGACCGAATTACCCGATGGTGTGGTAGCTGATGCTCATGTTGATTTTGCAGAAACCGATCAGTTACGGCAAGTTAAAGAAGTAAGTCCCTATGGATATCCGGGAGATGGCAATGACCTACCACCGGGTGCTACCCAAGAATCTTTAATGGAAAAGTTAGGTGCTGCCGCTAAAAAATTTGCTGGTTTAGAAAATGTTAAAGAGGGACCAGGAACTTCTCCAACAGCTATTACTATTAGTCCTGCTATGCTTGCAGCAAAGAAAATGGAAAAGTTAATCCATGACCAGTTAGAAGAGTCCGGCGCTACTAAACACTTACGTAACACGGCTTTTGAAATGGCTTTATTTGGTACTGGCATTATGAAAGGCCCTTTTGCTGTTGATAAAGAATATCCTAACTGGGATGATGATGGTACGTATTCTCCTGTATTTAAAGTTGTTCCTCAAGTAAATCACGTGTCAGTGTGGAATTTTTATCCCGATCCTGACGCTAATAGTATGGATGAAGCTCGTTATACAATAGAGCGGCATAAAATGTCAAGGACGCAATTACGTCAGTTAAAAAAACGTCCATTCTTTAGAGAACAAGTTATTGAATCCGTAATTACTTTAGGCGAAAGTTACACCAAAAAATACTGGGAGTATGATTTAGAAGATTACGCACGTGAACAAAATGTGGAACGCTTTGAAGTACTAGAGTATTGGGGAATCGTTGATCGAGAATTACTAGAAGATTTTGGGCTAGACTTACCTGTCTCGTATGCAGACACAGACGAAATTAACGCAAACATTTGGGTTTGTAATGATAACTTAATTAGAGTAGTTTTAAATCCTTTTAAGCCACAGCGCATTCCTTATGTAGCAGCGCCGTATGAATTAAATCCATATAGTTTCTTTGGCATTGGTATTGCTGAAAATATGGACGATACACAAACTCTTATGAATGGTTTCATGCGTATGGCTGTTGATAATGCTGTATTGTCAGGTAACTTACTTATTGAAGTTGATGAAACTAATCTGGTGCCGGGACAGGATCTTAGTGTTTATCCTGGTAAAATTTTTAGACGGCAAGGAGGTGCTCCAGGTCAGGCTATCTTTGGGACTAAGTATCCAAACGTAGCGAATGAAAACATGCAGATGTTTGACAAAGCTCGACAACTTGCTGACGAAAGCACAGGACTACCTTCATTTGCATACGGTCAAACAGGTGTTACGGGTGTAGGTAGAACAGCGTCTGGTATTTCTATGCTAATGGGTGCTGCGGCTGGTGGTATTAAGACTGTTATTAAAAATGTAGACGATTATTTGTTACGCCCATTAGGCGAAGGTTTATTTCAATTTAACATGCAGTTTAATTTTGATCCTGAAGTTAAAGGGGATTTAGAAGTTAAAGCACGTGGTACTGAAAGTCTTATGGCTAATGAAGTACGTAGTCAAAGATTAATGCAATTTCTTGGTGTTGCTAGCAATCCAGCACTTGCACCTTTTGCAAAGTTCCAGTATATTATTAGAGAAATTGCTAGAAGTCTAGATCTTGATCCTGATAAAGTTACTAATAATATGGATGAGGCAGCTATACAGGCAGAACTTTTAAAAGGCTTCCAGCAAACGCAACAACAACAACAGGCTCCTGGACAAAACGTACCTCCAGGACTTAATCCCATGGATACTGCTGGAACAGGAGGAGGAACAATTGGAACAGGACAAGCACCAACACCGGGGGAGCAAGGGTTTACTGGAACACCAGGGGGAACTCCTTCTCAAGCTGAAGACACTGGTCAACAACAACCGCCAATGGCAGCACTTCAGTAATTACTTACATTTAGAAATAGAAATGCAAAGACGGACATTAGAACAAGCAACTGATCTAGCTACAATGCATAAAGCACAAGGTTCTATTCAAGCGTATCAAAAATTAATGGGTTTAAGGGAATACGTAAATGGCGATAAGTAAACGCGAGGGAATTGATCCTGTTACGGAACATCATTACGAAAATTTAAAATTTGGTAAAAATAAAGGTAATAAAACTGTATTTACTATGCAAGTGGAGCATCCTAAATTAAACAAAGGAAAACCTACTTTAATTCCTAGTATATGGGACGGAAAAGAATTGTCAGAAGATGCTGCTATTAAAAAAGCAATTGATAGTAAAATTAAATGGACAGCAGCAGATGACCATAAAGAGTTAAGGAAATATGATATGTTGTTACATGACCCTAAGAAAATGAACATGGATCTTGACAACACAGGTGATCAAAAAAGTTTTGCTGAAGGCGGAACTACTATGCAAAATCAAATGTCTATGTTTGAAGATGGTGGAATGATGGATCAAGGTGGAACACAAGATCCTGTATCAGGTAATGCTGTTCCAGTTGGATCATTGCAAGAAGAGGTAAGAGATGACGTAGATGCAAAGTTAAGTCCTGGTGAATACGTAGTTCCCGCTGATGTGGTGCGGTATTTTGGTTTAGATTTTTTTATGCAACTAAGAGATAAAGCTAAAACAGGATTAGCTCGAATGGAAAGTATCGGGCAAATGGGCAATAGTGAGTCCACTACAAATCCTACAGATACGTTGTTTAGTCAGAACGAAGACATGGATGCACCTTTTTCAAAAGATGATTTAGAAATTTATAAAGAAGATAATGATGAAGATGAAAAACTTTCTGCACAAGTAGGTGCGTATGTTCCTACCAAACAGGCACCACAAACAAATACATTAGATAGCTATCTTGCACGTGTTGGAGATAAACCTGCTATGTACGACGGCGGGTTAGTAGACACATCGCTAAGAAATAGAGGAATATCATATCCAACAGGTAGCGTAAAAAGGTTTGTTGATACAACGGATGCTAAAAGATCTGACCTTTTTATAACTGTAGATGCCAACAATAACCCTACTACTCAGATTCCTTCTGGATATGCACCAGCAGATTCTTTTCCTTCTTCTTCTTCTGCCGATCCTTTTAAAGGAGGCATAAGTACTTTAGGTGCAACAGAATTAGATCGTCCTAGTGGGCCAGACGATAACAAAATTGAAGCTTTTAATTACGCACCACCAAGTGAAGGTGGCGATTTAACACAAGAACAATGGGACAACTATTTTGCTGGTAAATCTGCTGGAGAACGAGCTAAAACTGCTTTTGGTATGGCGGTAAAGGGAATACCAGGACAAGGAGGTGGTTTTAGCCAATTAGCAGATATGTTTGGGCCTGTTATACCTCCTATGGGTATTGCTGGTGCTCTACTTCAAGGACTTAGCGGTCGAGGAATGATAGGAACAGTCGTAGATAAAGTAGTTAAGGGTAAAGAAGAGACTTATCGTATAGATCCAGAAACGGGAGAACCATATGCTGACTTCCGTGAAGAATCACCTGAGTACGATCCTGAGTACAGTAAAGAAACACCTACCTATGCTCCAGACATTCCTACTCCCAAAGAGCAAAGGGGAGTTGTTGATGATCCAACTTCTTCTGGCGGTACGTCTTACGATCCAACTTACGATCCAACTTCTGACGGTACGTCTGACGATCCGATGGATTATTTTGACATTCCTACTATGGATGATTTCGACGATGCAGTAGATTTTGATCCTGTTGATTATGGTAATCAGGATTATAAAACAGGAGGTTTTATTAAAAGAAAATATGCACCCGGTGGTCTAGTTGATAGCTCCCTTGCTAGTAAACGCACTTCTCTTATTGATAAATCTCTTTCAGAAAAAGGTATTAATACCGCCAGTAATCCAAAAGATACGTCTGTAGAATCTGAACCACCGGCAGAACAAAGTCTTCTAGATCCAAGTACAACACCATATAAAGATTTAGGTATCACTTATTCACAAAAATATGCACCTAAATTAATCGCAAGAAGTGGCCAAACAAGACAACTAAAAGATCCGTCTCTTACTTACATTTTACGTAAATATGCAGATCCTGAAGATTTTGAACACATTTTAGATAACTATAGTACTAGAGCTCGTGTTACGCCGGGAACTGTTCCTTTGGTGCCTGATGATTTAACTAAAGAATTAGACGATTTGTTTGGCCAAAGATTTTCAATAATTAAACCTATTAATCTTAAAACAAATCCTGAATATTTCGGCACACGAGGCCGTCCCTTACCGGGCTTTACAGCAGAAGAATTTAAACAAAAGTACGGTCCTGATGTTACTATTGGTGATGCGTATCGAAAAATGTTAGCCAAAGAGTATAGTGTTCTTGACGATATGCAAAGCGGCGGCGGAGAGTTACCTAATCAATTTGGATCTTTTACACCTTTTCTAAATCTTGTAATGAGGGGTGGTGAAAAAAGCGATAACTACATAAAAAATCGAACACAAAAGTTTATAAATCGTGCAATTGATCCTAACAAAAAAATTGAAACTGCTCAAGACGCTACCGATGTTACAAAATTAATTTACTGGATTGGCTCGGGTGGAAGGGCTTTTCCTGGTCAAGGTGAAGGCGAACCTTTTTCTGTTTGGTCTAAAATGCCAAGATGGAATCCATCGTTAACGGCTTATAAAAATGCAAATTTAATACCGCAATCAGTATTAAAAACAGCAAACGTAGGTGCTTTTGTTACTAAGCCAAGTAAGAAAAAAACCTCCGTAAAGAAGCGTGGTTTAGCTTCTAAAAAATAAACCATGTGAGTTGGCTACCCATGCCCCGTAAGGCTACCGTGGCCCCAACAAAGGACTATTAAAATATGTCAAATGTTACAGAAGATACAATTACGCCCGTTAAAAAAGTTGCGTTTATGGCTCGCCCATACGAAAGTCAAGACAGAATTAAAAAAGAAGAAGACGAGATAGAAAAACTATTAGAAGAACAACAAAGCAAAAATAATGAGCAAACAGAAACGCAACAGGATGATGACGCAGAGCTAAATGCAGAAGAAAAAACATTTAAACAAAGGTATTCAGATTTACGTAGGCACCAACAAAAACAAGCAGATGAACACAAAAATGAAATCCTTAAATTAAAAGAACAACTTTCTTTAGCTACTAAAAAAGAATTTAAACTTCCTAAAACAGATATTGAAATTGAGGAGTGGGCTAAACAATATCCAGATGTTGCGGCAATCGTAGAAACTATTGCTATACAAAAAGCATCAGAGCAAACTACTGATATAGAAAATAAGTTGCGTAGTTTAGATGAAGAAAGATTACAGATAGCTAAAGAGAAAGCTGAAACAGAACTGTATCGATTACATCCTGATTTTGATAGTATTAGAAATAGTGACGAATTTCACAGTTGGGCGGAAGAACAGCCTAAATGGATTCAACAAGCTTTATATGAAAATGATACCGACGCACAAGCTGCTGCTCGTGCTATTGATTTATATAAAGCAGATACGCAAAAAAATAATAATAAGTTATCTAAAGATAGCAAAGATGCAGCTAAATCTGTTAGGACACGAGGTGAAAGAAGTCGTCCTACAGAAGTAGATACGTCAGGGACTTTTAAAGAATCTGATGTAGAAAGAATGTCAGCTCAAGAATACGAACGTAATTCAGAAGCTATTATGGACGCTATTCGTACTGGTAAATTTATTTACGATTTATCTGGTTCTGCTAGATAAAAGTAGTTGAC